AGACCGATGAATTGGGCATCCCCAATTACACCGGCTCATTCCTTACCGGCTCCTACGTAGGCGTAGACCTTCCAGGCACCGTCACCGGGCTCACGTTCGGACAGGCGGTACTCATCGCTCGCAAGTGGCAGCTCGCATTCACGGTCGGCAACGACCTGTTGAATGAAGCGTCCGTATCGCTCGGAGACTGGCTCCTGGCGATGGCAGGCGAAGCACTCGCCAACATGACCGACCAACAGGGTTTCATCGGGGGTACCGTCACCACGGCCCCGGGACCTTTCGTCGGCATCCTGAACACGCCGAACGTGCAGAAATACACGCTCGCTTCCGGCAATACGACCTACAAGAGCTTCGGAGTGATCTCCGATGCCTCTGCGATGATCGGTTTGCTTGAAGAGTCTGTCTTGGACGGCGCTGCATTCTACATGCACCGCACCGTCTGGGCATCGCTCCGCGTGCAGGCAGATACGCAGGGCTTACCGCTCTTGCTGTTCGGAGGACTTTCCTCACCGGCAACGCTCGATGTCGATGCTACGGGCGGACCGATAAAGCCCGCAGGATCGATCCTCGGCTTCCCGGTCTACACGAACCGCTGGCTCCCGCAATTGAGCGTCGTTTCCCAGGCAAATACGCCGTTCCTGATATTCGGGAACATGAAGGCGGTTGCCTTCGGCGACAAAGGCGACATCCGCGTCGGCAACTTCCAGTCCGGTACGTTCGGCGGCAAGGAAATAGCCTTGTCGGACCAGAGCGGCATCGTCTACAAGCACCGCCACGCACTCGTCGTCGTGCTTCCTCAAGCATTCGTGGTCGCGTACACTGCGGCTTCCTAGTGCCTATGTCCGGCTCACGCGTTCGCTCGTTCCTGGGCGGGCGTGTGGGCAGGATGAGGACAACATAAACCGCCCATCGAACCTCCCGGTTCGTCCCTTCCGATTAAAGTCGATGGAAGGCAGGGGCCAACAAACTCAATCATGCGCATTTCTGCATATGATGACATCCGCCAAGCAACCAGCATTGTTCCGCAGAGCCTCACCGGTTCGAGCGCGGTGAACGGTGTGTCCGTCGATACCCTTGGGTATGACAACGCCAAGATCCACGCATACGCGGCTCAGGCTTCGGGAAGCCCGACCACAGGGGCAGTCGTCGTGAAGCTCCAAGAGAGCGCCGACGGTTCGACGAACTGGGCGGACGCTTTGGACAATACCGGCACGGTCATTGGGTTCACCTTGTCCGCGCTGCAAACCGCAGCCGCGTTCGGTGCCGCGCGCGTCGAAGGCCTCAACCTTAATCGGAAGCGATACCTTCGCGTGGTCGTGACCCCGGCATTCTCCGGCGGTTCGTCCCCGGCGATCCTTGCCTATGGCGAGCTCGTCTTCAGTGGCGCAGGCCAGTTGCCTGTCACCTCAGTAGCTTCGAACACCTAATCCCAGGCTTTCGAATCTTCGTCATCATGGCATTCGAAAGAGTGCCATGACACGAGGAACCATCCTCACCACCCAATGCCATCAGAATCAATTTCCCCATACGCTTTGACTACGCTTGCTCGGGTAAAAGACCGGCTGGGGATTTCTGATACTTCGTTCGATTCGCTTCTCACCCGCTTTATTAACGCCGTAACGGACGGCATAGAACGGACGTGCGGCAAGTCCGGCCCGGAGAAATATCCGAACGACGGCCACTTCATACAGAAGACCTACACCAATGAGGTCTATAGCGTTCGCGGTCAGCGGCAGCAGCACCTTGTCCTCCGCAACGCGCCGGTCGCTTTCGCGTTTCTTACCGGCAATACGACCAACAATTCCGCATCCGTGACGAACTGTTCGACCACCGCCGGTCTTGCCGTGGGTATGCCGATCGTAGGCGCGGGCATTTCAAGCGGCACGACGATCGCCGCGATCGTGAACTCTACGACGATCACGTTGAGCCAGGTCGCAGGCGCGACGCAGACCGCCGTCTACCTTGAGGCAAGCGGGCTGATGAGCTTCCAGTGGCGCGCAGGAACGCCAAGCACGCCTTCATGGACCCCGTTCATCCCCGACCAGTTCGAGATCGAGGAACAGGGCGCATCGGGCATCATCCGCGTGTACGGCGTCTTGCCGAGGCTCTATTCGAACATGCTGCGCGTCACGTACTCGGCAGGGTATCCGGTCGATTGGGACAATGCCGGCAACGGAACAACCCATCGCCTGCCCGCAGACCTCACGAATACCTGCGAGAACGTCGTGGTACGCCTCTTCAAGCGGCGTTTGCTCGACGGCAAGGCATCAGAGGCCATCCAGGGCGCAACGACCGCGTGGAGGAACGAACTGGACGCCGATGACCAGAACGTGATCGAACGCTACACCCGCGTCGGAACCATTTTCTAATCCATGGACAATTCCAACTTCAAGGTCACCATACAGAACCTTCCCCAGCTCCAGGACGCGCTGAAGAACTACCCGACGATAGCCAAACCGATCATCCAGTCCGCCGTTGTTGCATCGCAGGCCGCGCTTGCGAAGTTCACGACCTCGGCCACTGTTCCCGTCCTCACCGGCTACCTCTTGCAGAACTGGGGGTTCGACATCGGCACCCTTCAGGCGAGCTGGTATCCGAAGGCCGTCTATGCGCCCTATGTGGAACTCGGCACCGGACCGCACATCATCGAGGCAAAGAACGCGAAGGTGCTTGCCAACCCGAAGACCGGCCAGATATTCGGCAGGACCGTCCATCATCCGGGAACAAAAGCAAATCCGTTCCTCGAACGCATCATGGCCGCCGCGCAGCCCGACATTGACACGCTCTTTGGTACCGCACTCGATCGGATCACCGAAACTATCGCCGCACAAGCCGCATGAACTACGCCGCAAACATGAAAGCAGCCATCGTCGCCGATCTTACCGCGCTCAAAACCGCAGGAACGTTGGGGCAGGTGGTTGCGGACGATTACACGCGGGTCAACCCGCTTGACCGGGACATCGCGGCCACTCCGTGTGCGATCGTCTTGCCGCCGCTGGTCAGCACATCGGCCTACGAGGATGTGGGCAGCAACTTGCGGGAATATTCGTGGTACATCATGATCGCGGACAGTCCGGAACATGTGAGCGCCGGGGGAGACGAATATATCGAAAACCTCATGGATGCGGTCCTCAATGCCTTTGACCTCGATTGCACGCTGCAAGGCACCGCAAACGGGGCCGTCCTGCCCGGTGTTCTTGAGCCGCCAGGCATCGTGAACGGCGGCGGCGTAAACTATGTGACGTTCTATGTGACCCTCAAGGCCAAGCAGATCGTCCCTGCCGCCGTGCAATCGGCCTGAGCTTATGCACATGGGCAGTATTCCCACTCTTTCCTATACTTCAAGTAACAACCCATGATCGCCGATTCAAAGAACAAAATGATCGACCCGTCGTCCCCCGACGATGCGGGCAAGGTCACGCTCAAAGCCGTGAGCGTCATCAAGAACGAGTACCATTTCCCCGGCGTTCCTCATTGGAAGCCTTTGGCAGTCATCGCTTCGACCTACGACGAGGCGTACAACATTTGGAAACAACAGCGCACCCCGGCGGCCCCGGAAGTCGAAAAGGTCGCAGACATTAACGAATAACAACCATCATGAAAGGAATAGGCAGACTTTTAAGCATCGGTATCGCAAAAGAAGCCACACGCGGGACGGCACAAAGTTCAGCATCGTATTGGCTCCCCTTCAGCGACGCGGCTATCGAGGAGAAGTTCACCAATGTCACCCAGGATGAGGCATACGGCATCATCGAGGATTCAGTAGGACAGTTCCGCGTAAAGAACTGGGCTGAAGGAACCCTCAAAGTTCCGGCCACCGACCAGAGCTTGCCACTCCTGCTCTTATCCCAGTTCGGAGCGATAGCGAACGCGACCCACGCCGGTGAGAGCGTTGTTTACGACCATACGATCACGGTGGGCCAGTCGGCACAGCACCAGTCGCTCACGCTTTTCATCCATGATCCCTTGGCTGCGCAAGATTATTCCCACGCGCTGGGCGTCATCCACAAGACCGAGATCGACGCGGAGCTTGGGAAGTTTGTTGATCTCTCGCTCTCTGTCAAAGCTCTGAAGGGAACGCAGCAATCGACGTTCTCTCCTTCGATCGTCGCAGAGAACCGCTTTTTGCCGCAGTACATGACCTTCAAGTACGCGCCGCTCGTGTCGGGGCTTTCCGGCGCGACGGCGATCCAGATCAAATCGGTCAAGCTCACGATCGACGACAGCATCGAAGATGACGACGTATTGGGCAGCGTCGCTCCGGTGGATTTCCTCAACAAGGAGTTCAAAATCGAGGGAACGATCGAAGCGATTTGGCAGAACGAGTCGGACTTCAAGACGATGTCCCTCGTGACGCCGAACGTGCCCCAGGCAATGCTCATCGAAATTAAGAACACGGACATCCTGATTGGCAGCGCAGCGCATCCGGATATGGCCATTACGCTCGACCGCGTGTTCGTCACCGATTTCTCGCGTCCCATCAAAGTCAAAGATGTGATGTATCAGACGATCAAGTTCAAGGCGACGTACAGCACCGCAAACTCGGAGATGGCAAAAATCGTCGTAACGAACACCGTCGCTTCGTACTAACCATAATCCTCACCACAATGTCAGATACCCGTCCCACTAAGGAGTTCACATCCCCGCTCGGCCACAAGGTCATCGTCAAGGAATATCTCACCGCCCGCGAAGTGAACAACGTCCTCACAGACCTTTTCCAGTCGCAGGAGATCGCCACAGACGACAAGAGCCCAAAGCTCTCGTTGCTCATCGGTATCAAGCGCAACGTCAAGCTCGTTGAAGCGGCAGTCGTTTCGCTCGACGACGAAACCGAAAACCTTGCCGATCGATTGCAGGATCTTCCCGTGTCCGAATACACGGCGATCCTTAACGAAGTCAAAGGACTGGCAGACGGAAATTTTTAGAGGGTGAAGTCCAGCTCATCTGGCGCACGTTCTTCACCTATGGCCGCGCCGAACTCCCGCCCAAAATGATCGAGGTGCTCTTGTGCCGCGAAATGAAGTGGGACCATGAGCAATACGAGTCCCAGCCGAGCTGGTTCAAGGACGTTCTTTTCATACTGCTTCAGGAGGAGGCGGCACACATGAACAACAAGGCAAAATCATCGTGAGCTTGCCAAAATCCCCGGCGCGGGGCATTGTTAGGGTAAGACCAAAGGTCGTAATCAACCAATATCTACATTCATGGAAGCATTCATTATTTCACTTTTACTCTTCCTCGTTGGGTGCGTTTGCGTTGCTGTCTACAAAGGGGTGACCATCGGCAACCGTGCCCACAAGTCCATCGAGAAATGGATCAAGTCGAAACCCGAGTAACCACATCCCTCACGCATGGCATCGCAGTCCGTTCTCCAAATTCTCATACAGGCGATAGACGAATCGGCGGCTGCTTTTCAAGGCGTCCAGAATAATCTCAAACAGACATCCCAGGATGCCCTCACGATGGGCACGCAATTGGGCGTAATGGCCGCAGGCGTAGACGCGGCATACGGCGGCATCGTGTCAGCCGCAGCCGAAGTACAGGAATCGCAGGACAGTCTTAAACAAGCCGTCACGGACGCTATGGCAGGCGCAAGTACCTCGACAGGTGCTTATCAGACCCAGGTATCGTTCCTGAAAGACAAAATCGACGGATACAAGGCCTCGATCGCTGAGGCAACCGCGACGCTCGACACGCACACCGGATCGGTCGAGAAATCGAGCGCCGCACACGCCAAAGCGGCGGCAACGATCGCCACGGCCCAGGAGAATATCGAAAAGTATCAGCAGCAGCTTGATCTCCTCACGAACTCCCAAGACCTCAACGGTCAGTCCGTAGATGACATCACCGCCAAGCTTGAAACGCAGGCTGATTCGAACGTGTCGCTCGGATATTCGGTCGCCGATAGCACGAAGAGCCTTGCTCAGGCATTCACCGCGACGAAGAACGTAAGCCAGGCGATGCAGGTCAATCAGGCGGCGATGGATCTCGCCCGTGCGAAGAACATCGACCTTGCGACCGCGACCAACCAGGTCATCCTCGCCATGAACGGACAGGGTAGAGCGCTTGCCACGTACGGCATCCAGATAAAGGATGGGTTATCCGGCATGGCCGCGTTGCAGGCCGTCCAAGGAGCGGTGAACGGACAGGCAGAGGATTTTGCGAACACGCTGAACGGCCAGTTGGCGGTCGGCCTTGCAAGCGTCAATAAGCTTTTCAGCGATATGGGCGATACGCAGCTCCCCATGCTTCAAAAGATATTCGCTGCGGTGATTGCTCTCATCGGCCAGATCGACACGTTCGTCGAAAAGCACCAGAAACTCACCGAAGTGGTCCTCGTTGCTGTAGCGGCTCTCGGCGCACTGCTTACTGTGTTGAGCACGCTGCTGATCGTCATGGGCACCGTGGGATTGGCAATTTCCCTATTAGGGGGACCGCTTATTATCATCATCGCGCTCGTCGTTGCTCTCGCTACCGTTATCGTGACGAATTGGGACACCATTAAAACAAAGACCCAGGAAATCTGGAACTTTATCGCCACATTTCTGAAGACCACGTGGACCGCGACCGGCAACGTTATCCGCACCACCCTGTCGGATATTCAGGGCCTCTGGAACGCCGCGTGGACGGACATGGGGAATGTCGTCAGCACCATTTGGACGACCATCCAGAACACGGTGAAGACCGGCGTTGATTACGTCATTGAGGCAATCAATGCGTTCATCAATGCCCTCGACGCTCTCCATATTTCGATCCCTGCAATATCGCTTCCCGGCACGAAGCTCTCGACCCCCGCCGTAAATATTGGCTTCAGCATTCCGAACATTCCTATGCTGGCAGACGGTGGATTGGTCACATCGCCGACGCTTGCGCTGATCGGAGAGGCCGGACCGGAGGCCGTCGTTCCCCTTTCAAGCATGGGCGGAGGTAACGGCTTTGGCGGGCCGCAGATCATTGTGAACATCCAGGGCGGAAACTATCTCGACAGCCAAGGGGCGAAGATGATCGGCGACAGCCTTGCAAAGCAGATCATCCAGCAGATCAAGACCCGCAACTACGCACTCTGATGAATCCCGTCTACATCACCTGCAACGGTACGGACATCTCTTCGAGCATTGATTGGAAAAGCATTGATTGCGTCTCCGTTCTTACGAAAGAGAACGCGACCCTCAAGTTCAACATCAGGAAAGGGTCGGGACAGACGCTTCCATCAAAGACCATTCCCGCAGTCGGAGACACGGTGAAGCTCTACGATGCGACCGGCCTCATCTTTGGCGGAACGGTAACGGAGAGCGAAGCGACGATCGCAGGGCTTTTGCTCACGTGGCAGATCACCGTTTCGGACTGGGGATTCTTATTCGATGGCACGCTCGTAAAGAAGAACTATGCCATGATGGACCCTCACGACATCGTCGTGGATATTGTGGCGACGTTCTGCGGAGGCAAGGGCTTCACGACGACCCATGTGCAGACCGGCCATTTCCTTATCCCGTCCATCAAGTTCAACTATCAGCAGCCCACCAAGGCGCTCGAATCGCTTGCAAAGCTCATTGGGTGGGATTGGTACATCGACCCGAACAAGGACATCCATTTCTTCTTGGGCGATGTTGAAGACGCCGTAGGAGAAGGCGGCGTTGCTCCGATCAGCGTGGATACCACGAGCGGCAAAATCGAGTGGAACTCGCTTGATGTGGACTTGAGCACCCAGAACATGCAGAACAGCGTTTTTGTGATCGGAGGCACCTATACCAAGGCGTTCAATGCGGGTAATACGCCCGACAGCTTTCTTACCGATGGAACGACGCAGTTCTTCACCACCTCGTATCCCTATGACGCGAGCACGATCACCGTCACGCTGAACGGCGTGACGCAAACGGTGGGCATCGCAAATCAGACCGACCCCACGACGGTACAGGTGCTCTACAACGACGCGCAGCGGTGGATTCAGTTCACAAGCGGCGCACCGACATCCGGGAAAACCGTCAAGGTGTTCGGCAATGCCAAGGTGCCGATCATCGCCCACGCGTCCAATGCGGCGAGCATGGCAACCTACGGCGAGATCCAGGGCGTTATCGTGGATTCCAAGATCACGAGTGTTCCGGAAGCGCAGGCCCGCGCGCAGGCGCAGATACTCCAGTTCGGCCACGCCGTATACGATGTGAAGTTCAATACGCTCGTTCCCGGCTGTGCGATCGGGCAGGCGATCACGGTCAATCTTCCGGCATTCGGCATCAGCAAGCAGCTCGTCATCAAGCGCGTGGAGGCCGTAGGCTACGCCCCCGGAGCGAACGCGATGCTTGAGTACCAGGTTGAGTGCATAGGCTCGGACAACGTGACCTTCACTGATCTGATGACGATGATCCTTCAGACCGAAGCGAACCAAACAACGGTGGACGATTCGACGGTCAATGAGAACCTCGTGTCCGTTGCTGAAGCGATTGCGGTGACCGAGGCGGTGAGCATCATCGGCGTGTTGGCAATAGCGAAGTACGGGCCGACTTCTCCACAGCCACGGTATGGTTTTGCCCGTTATTCCTAGCTATAGTTTGAGTAATCCCCAGAATTATGCACAACACCGAAGGCCTCAAAGTCACGGGAAAAATAACCATCCGCTCGTATGAGGCCGGGACTATTCATCTATACAAATCTTTGGTGGAGTTGGGAAAGCTCGATCAAGCCAGGGCGCTTTTGGCAGACGGCAAGATCGAGGTAGAACAGAAGAACCTCATCGTTGATTCGGCGAACTACGGCTTGGATATTCTCGTTCAGTACCTCATCAGCGCCTACAACGGCTCGTTCGCGTTTCCGCTCGGCATCGCGTGGGGAGAACTCGGCACCGGCAATACCGCACCGACCGCTGGCGACGTGGGGCTCACTGCGCCGACGAACCGCGAGCCGGTTTCCTATGCCGCCGATAACGCCCTTCAGACCGCTCAGCTCCAGTTCTTCTTTCCGGATGCGACGCTTGCGAACGGAACGTACTACGAGTGCGGCAGTTTCATCGGCGGCAGTTCTACGATCGGCACGGGCAATATGTTCAATCACGCCCTGTTCAGTACACCCTATTCAAAATCTGCGGGTACGGATACGACACTTGAAATTGACATAAGTTTTTCATAATCCATGAAGGCACGACCCATTGCGCCAGGACAGATCATCTTGGCATCGCAGGAAAACGACAAGCGCGACGATGCGCGGGGCGGCAGCTTCATGTTGCCGCATCAGCAACTCGGAGCCCTTGCGCTCGGGACCACCCCAACGAACGGACAGACGGTCGTAATCACGATCAACGGCACCGCTGTCACGTTTACGGCCGTCACGGGCAGTCCGACCAATCCCGGAGACGTGAAAGCGCCGGGAACCGCCCTTGGCTTCGTGACCAATCTCATTGCAGCGTTGCGCCGCCCGGACCTTGCGAGCGCGAATTACGTCCCTATCCTTTCGGCGAACCAAGCTCTCATCCAGTACGTCGGTTGGGCGTGGCCGGGATCATCCACAAGCATCGTTCCGTTCTCGCTCAACAAGAACGTCAACGGCATCGTTGGCGCGCTCACGAGCTTCAGCGTGACGACGACGGTGACGAGCGGCACATGGACGGCCCAGACGATGCGGCTCTATATCGAGGACGGCATCTACTACCTCGGAACGACGCGCGTCATTTTTAACGGGGGCAGCACGCCGACCTTCACCGCTCCCGCGACGAACCCGCGCATCGACATCGTGACGGCTGATGCAAGCGGCAC